CATTTACGGTTTTTTTACCAGCAATTACCAAATCCTTGTCATTGGTATAATAAAGAACTCGGTCACCACCAACTTCCGACAAATAGTCATACCCATTTATTGAAACATAACGATAGTCTCGAAATTCGTCTTCAGAATCCATGGACGCTCGTTCTAATTGTGTCCCGCGTTTTATAACTATATCGGAAGGATTTCTAGAAATTATTCCGTTTTGCGAATACTGGTGACTCTTCATAAACGCATTGGACTCAGCTTTTAACTTCCTTGAGTCATATTTTTTTTTACCTACAAAGTCGCCAAATTTTCCAGATTTCCTAGGAACAGTGTCATATGACTGAAACCGTCTTACACCCCATCTCTGGCCTTTTACACCATGGTGATAAAGTTCGTTAACCATTTCTAAAGTCCTGTTCTTCCTGGCATCGCCATTCAAACTCGCTAGCCTGTTTTTCCATTGCTGAAATAAGCGTTCCACTCTGAGGTGGATCAAAGATAAGTCTTACTTTGATGTAAACATAAGACTTAACAAGTTCGAGCCAAGTTGCGTCAGATAAAAAATCGGACCAAACCGAATCGCTATCTGAGATAGAGAATCCATCGGCTGGTCCTATTCCTAATTGCATCAATATCATAAACACTGAATTAATGTGCATGATGATGTCGGCATCGAAGTGATCATAATCTTCAGTAATGCCCAATAACTTCTTAATAGAAGTAAGTATACTTTCATTCATGTTACATACCATTCCTCTTTCATGATAACCACGGACAAGTGTCGTTCGGTCTTCTTTCCACATACACCTCTGGAAGAAAACCCGCGTCGCCGTAGTGGATCGCATTGTGCGTTGCGTGACTAACGCAAATCAAGTATTCGGGATTCAACAGTTCTAAAGCGTCATCTCCAGTTAAATCGTCCATACTGAATGGATTCATGTGGTGAATAATAACCGGGCCAACGATTTCTCTGCCTTTAACACCAAGATCGCAAGCATTATCTCTTATAATGACCTGGTTTCGTATTCGTCGCCACTCACTAGACTTGTAAAACTTCTGGTTGAAATATCGATCTGAACCAAAAGTGTCTTTTCCAACAGTTCCATGCATTACCAAATATGAGAAACGCTCTTCAAACGTGGGAAGACGTATGAGTTCGCTGTATGTCTTAATAATCTTCGACATAATCGTCTTCCTCTGAGTCGTCTTCGTTCTCTTTGCCTCTGTACATGGAAAAACATTTCATAGCTTTTTCCAAAAGTTCTGCATCTCGCTTACCAGCCTTAATAGCTTCAGCCTGTGCATTGGCTTTTGCTGTTTCAGCTCTTAGTTTTTCGATCTCAAGCTGGTTTTTGGTTGTTCCAAGCTTTAAAAAATGAGTGATGACCTGCGATGAGGCAGTGCCGTCAATCATTTGTTGCTCTGCTAGCCGGTTGGCTAAATATATCTGTCTATTCTCCCAGGCTTCGGGAGATAAGGCAGGTCTTAGTTTAACTTCTTGCCCACTTTCAGTAGACTTTTTTCGTCTTCCCATTAACTTATCTCCTCTTTTACGTCACCCAAGGGAAGCTCAAACCGTGAAAGAAGCGGTAGGAGGATTAAGGAACCGCTCAGAAAGGAGTAGTCTGAGCGCCCCTTGGCTGATGTAAAACCAAATATCAAATTTTACCCCCGGAGAAAATATAAAGACCGGCGCGATGCAAGGGGGAGGGTATAATTTTTGACCCCTCCCCCCGGTATAAATATAAATAAGCCCCATATTGATATTATTTATATTTATATTAATTTGTTGATTTTTTTATATTATTTGTGATTTTTTACAGAAATTTGCAAATAATTATTATTATTTTGTAATTTTTTTGTACAAAAGTGGATTGAACAGCACTATTTCATCTATTGCACGTTCAATTTCAGCCATGTTCTCGGCCTCAGTAAGTTGTTCACTTGTGTTTGCAATTCTTGCTAAGTAACCACAAGAGTTGTAGCCTCCAACAATGTCAAACAGAAACCATTTGTCAAAGTCTGCAAATGGATCATAAGGATTGTCTACAGTTGTTAATGCGCAAGCCATACTATTCCTTTCTGTATACGTGGTAATACTATAGTGCTATACCTATAGCATTACTTATACTTGTTAATGGTAGATGATGATACACCTAATCTATTAGCTATCTCTTCATTAGTATAGCCACTAGATTTCATAGTCTTAATAAGAGCCTGTTTAGAAGAACTAAGTTCTTTAGTTGCTCTAGGAGTAGCTCTCTTTCTAAGATCATCAGCATCCATATACTTAAGCATACTAGAAAGAGTGCTATCTGAAACGGCACCATTCTGTATAGCTTCCCATGATCTGTCTGTTACTTTTATAGGTACCCTTTTTGCGCCCACCTGTAAGCGGGCTTCTTTGAGGGCAGTGTTCTTTACCTTTTTAAGCTCCTCTTTATCCAGATCTGGGTTGCTCTGCTGTATGGCCTTAACTTTATTACTGGCAAGTAGCTGAGCCTGCCTTTCTCTTGGCCTGTTCTTTTGTGCCTCATTGTACTGAGCCATGAGATCATCGACTTCTTTTCTATATGTTTCTTTTGCAGAAGCAGAGAACTTAGCCCTTCCTGTAGCAAGCATCTCTTTACGAGCTTGATTAGCAAGAGACTTCATATAATTAGCATAGTTAGCATAAGCATTCTCTTGCTTTGTTCCAGAAGAGAGCTCCATGGCATCCTTAGCCTCTGCCATCTGGGTACTCTTCTCCTGCCGGTTCTTATACACAATAGAACCATCTTTGTTTTTGAATGCTTGAGGAGGAGCAGTCTTATAAGAAAGCGATCCATCTTCATTGATGATAGGATTGCCTCTTCTCTTATCTACATAAACGGGGCTTTTAGCCCTGGAGATAAGGGTTGATGCTCCGCCTAGCTCCTTCCCGTTTTCATCTACCCTCCTCTGATAAGAACGTTTAAGCTCGGCTATACCATTCTCTTTCTCACTTCTCTTGTAATCAAGATCATGTTTGACTGCATCAATAACTACCATACTATGGCGTACTGCTCTAGCAAGCTCAGCATCAGTAGCGCCCCTAAGAGTCATGTCCGTAATGAGGTTGGATACAACACCCATCTGCTGCTGCTTGTATCCCTCAGACATTCTCTTATAGTTCTTACCTGCACTGCCAGGACTATCAGGACCATACTCTGCAGTAGGATCAAATCCCTCAAGACCTTTCAATGGGCTAGTGGATTTAACCTGGGATTTGGGTCCGATAGGAATAACCATTACAGTATCACCATCGAAGTCAGCACCAGAAAGTCTTGATGCTACGTTAGCATTGATACCAACAGCGTCCTTTGCACTAGTACCAATAACGTTTCTACCTTCCTGGTTCTTATTGTTTACAGTAACAATGGGGATTTCAAATGTTCCACCATGAGGGTATCTAATAAGAGCTACCTTTTCACCATTCTTATAGTTAGGAGCGTAGACCTCATTATCTTTCATACTCATAAGAGGAAGAATGACCTGGTATTTCTGTCTAGGGAGAGCTGCTGCCTGAAGATGAACCGCGGCTGAGTCACAGTCTTCAGCAAAGGATCTAAGAAGTTCTCTCTTAACAGTCTTATTAGTAAGACCCATGATATCATCGAACTCAGCTTTACGATCACTCATAGTCAGGTTGAGCTGCTGATTGATCAGCTTCATTGGCTGCTTACTAAGAAACTGCGAAGGGAGCTTGTCACTGTAATCAGCCCAGTCACCTTCTTCAGCACGCTTGTTGATTAGACCAAGTTTCTTATTACCGTGTTCATCCTCATAGTAATACTGTCCGCCACGTTCCTTGATCAATGAACCAAACGGATTCTCTCTATCAGGTTTGATCTGCTTGAGAACCTTCTCCATAGGAGTGCCGGCTTTCTTATTGGTGTTAAATATAACATCAACGCCATCAGGCATGTTGTCACCATAAACAGCCATGCCTTTCAGATAGTGTGTGCCGTCAACCATGATGCGAACCTGAGCATAGTTGGCTTCACCAAGATCAAGATCTTTACAGCCTCTTCGAAGCTCAATGACGCCGTCTTTCATAGCGCCACCTTCAGGATCGTCTGCATATCTGATCTGAAGTCTTTTGGAATCGAGACTTTCAGGATACTTAAAAGCAGGCTCGATCTTGTTACCGTTGTCAACAAGAATCTTGTTTGACTCTTCGATCGAATGAATATCAAGAGAATAAATATCTTTATGTTCGGTACCTGGAGGACAAAGAACCTTAAGAACCGTTCTCTTTCCAGGATTGGTTACCTGTTCAACAGATCCACCATAAACAGGATATCCTTCAAGCTGCAGCCGATACAAAGCTTCGTCAAATTTGACTCTTGACACACCGGCAAATCGTTCCTGACCTGCTCCAACGTCAAGCATACCTTTCTCGTCAACGATCTGCTTCAAATATTCGGCAGTCACTTTAGACTGATTCATTCGTGCTTCAGCGTTTTCATTAAGAAGAGCTCTTACGGATGAGTCATTCTTAAAACCCATCTTTCTGGCAATCTCGTTAAGTGAGTTGCCTTCTTCCCTGAGTCTCCTTGCCGTCGCTACGTTGGCCGATCTGCGTTCCTCATTAGCAATTGCTATCTGAACACGAAACTGTGTGGTGGAAAGATTAAGATTCCTTGCAATATCAGTATCGCTCAATCCTTTACGTCTGAGATCTTCAACCCTACTGATAAAGTCACCACTATGCTGGTTAGGGTTCTTACCGCTACCAAGAGGATATCTTCCCGATCCTCTACCAGGAGAACCATCAAGCTTGCCAACGCCATAGTGCATCAAGAAATCGTCATTGTGACTCATTGCTCTTCCTCCTTACGAATATCCATGATTATTCGGTCAAAAGTGATGATCTTATCCATTACAGGAGCGATGTCCTCCACGCTGGGATTAGAAACCAAAATATCGTCAGCCTGATAAATACGAAGCTCGTATTCGAGATCACCAGGCTTAAAGTTGTATTCAAGGCAAAATAAAGCCGCATAGACGATCAGCTGTTCCATGTGAGCAGGTATCACACCAGTCTTAAGATCGTGTATGCGGAGAAATCCTTTTGCGTCATTAAATGCTATAGCATCGGCCGTACCAAAACAGTTTGGCGAATAATATAAAATCTGTTCTGGCGTCATGCGATAACCTATAGCATCGTTTACATACTTGTTTAAAGTTTTCTTTGAGTTCGGAAGCTTTTGTCGCAGTTTAATGCACTGAGCGGCAAAGGCATGAAGCTCTGTGCCTTTCTGTGCTGCTAGAGATCTTCTAAAAGATTCTGCTACCTTGGCTTCGTCATAAAATATCCAGTGATACTTACTGGCTCCAAGAAAGGCATGCTGCCCTTCAAGATTCGAGTGCCTGTTGAAGTTCACTCATAACCTCCTCTCTATTTTCTGGATAGATGAACCTTGAGAATGACATGCCGTTCATTTTATCGACATAGTATTCTTGATTCGGTCTTGGGTGCTTTCGATCCTCCTCACTCTTCTTGCATTCCAAGGTAGCCCATTTTTCGTTGTACAATATCAATAAATCTGGGATGCCTTGAATGTGACTGGAATCAAGCTTAGTCACAATCGAGCCAGGGAATCGTCTTTCCAATTCTCTAATAACACTTGGTTGAAACTCGTTTTCTTTTTTACTCACAGATACTCCTTTCTAAATATCCAGAAAAAGAAAAAGGGTTAGGAATTGCTAAAGTCGCAATATATACCTCTTCCCTCTCATAAAAGGACCTGAAAATTTTGCGAAGTTAAAAAGAGCAAAAGAAAAGGCCCTACCTATCTGGTAGAGCCCAAAATGAGTCTGAAAATATCAATTAGTTTTTAGATATCTATTTATTAGCTCTGGTCAAAAGCCCACTTTTTTTCGTAAATTACTATAAATTATTATTTTTTTTTTTCGCGTATTAACTCTAAATAAAAGTGGGTTTTTGACCATCAGAGGTTTTTAGATATCTAAAAAGGGGTTTTGAGATAACTAAAAACCCGATTTCGTGGCCATTTTCAAAGTGGGCAAAAGTGGCCAATGGCCACAAAAGTGGGCAGAGCGGAGGGTTTTTAGATATCTATTTATTATTTTTGTTCTTCCGTAAAATTCAATGGTCAAAAAGTTTTGACCAAAGCCCATTTTTGACCGACAAAAGTGGGCAGTAAATAGATATCTATTTAATCGTCTGAATAAGCCCATAAATGCTCTCTAATTAGCCTTACAACTGTCATTTTTCGTCGAATAGCAGCCTCTTTCAGACGTCCGTACTCCTTTTCAGATACTCTAAGAAGTACTACATGTGTACGTTTTTCAGAGTCATTTTTTCTCGGTCTTCCGCCTCTGTTCTTCTCCACAACAATCCTCCTTAGAATATCAATCAGAGTTTGAACGTCTTAATATGACCAGTCTTAGATCCTTTGACTTCCATTTTCTTACCGCGAATATCCATGTAGATTTCACCGTCTTTGTAGTTCGTAGCGACAACAGCACCACGATCCCTAAAGACGTTGTAAGTAGATTTGCGGCCACTGCCATTCTCAGATCCATGGTAGTTACAGAAGGCAAGAAGGCACTTGATAGCGTCAACGTAATCCTTCGTAATACCATCACGATCACCATGCCAGCGAATCTTCATGACATGACACACGATCTCCTCAAGACGATCTTTGAAAGCCTCAAGCATCTGTCTCTGAGCTTCGATCTGAGCGTCACCACCCATGTCAAATATCCATGTACCGTCCACGACAATGTGATAGATCATAGACATATTGTTAATGAAGTGGTGTCCTTCTTTTTCCTTCAGCTTATTAGCGTCAGCCTGGAAGATAGCTTTACACTCAAAGCATCCGATCTTGATGACATCGCCAACACTGACATAAGAATATCCAACCTTATATGCTGCACATTTAGCAGCCTGTCTGGCAATTCGATTAGCATATTCAGGCTGATACTTCTTTACGCCAGTCTGATCAGGGAAGTACACATGACCGACTTCAAAGTTGTCCAGAATAGCATTCTTATCATCATTATACAAATATCCATAATGATCAGAATGGTCATGTGATATAATGACAGCATCAATCTTGGTAACACCAGCAGCCTTCAGTTTCTTGATGGTATCGGTGTAGTTCATTCCAGTGTCGACCAGAATGACATGCTTAATAGTCTTGTTATCAGACTCGTACTGGATAAATACTGTGGCATCACCGTACTTTTCGTGATCGCTTTCCCAGAAACGTATCGCCCATACCCTAACATAGGGAGGCAAGTCACCCTCCTTTTCAGGTTCGGACGGGTATTTGGGCCTGATTCTGCCTTTTACAGTCTTCAGACTCGTACGATGACGCTTGTGAACGCCGCCATTGTAGTTGCCGGAGATGAAATCATGCGGTCCAAGAGCAAATTCGGTGTGATTCGGGTTGCCTTTGCTGTCCTGATAGATGACAATATCACCAAATTTGATATCATCAGTGCCAGATTTCCATGTTCCTTTCTTTTTTGCGTTCTCCATGAGGTTAAGAGACCGCTTTCCATAGCCGATCAGGTCCAAATATCCAGCAAAGTAGAACATCAGATCAACAAACATAGCACACCAGGCGTTTGACATGCCAATTTTTGAGTGTGATGCGCCGTTTTTACCGTTGTAAATATCAATGAAAGCGTTGTACTTTCTTACAAATTCACTGTGAGCTCTGCTGGAATCGATGTAAGGCTTCATCAGATCGTAAACCTTGTCGGCTCCATACTTCTCAGCAGGCTTTTTATCCTCTTTTTCCTGCTCTCCGGGCACTGTGACCATGATTGCTTTGAAAAAAGTGCTTTTATAAGACTTATAAGGGTCTTTTAAGTGATAAGCGGTCTCGTGAATATCTTTCAAACGCTTTTCTGCGTTAGCTTTGACCGAAAAAGCACCGGATTGGACCTTCCACAATCCATTTATCTGAATTACAGCGGCAGGAAAGTTATGTGCTCTCACCACAGCAGCAGTTTTTTCGGCATTTGGCTTGGATTTATAAGCTCCAAGCTGAATTTTATACAGAGTTTTTGTGGCCATGGAATTTACTCCTTATTTTATTTAACGTATAAACAGTCACATAGTAAACAAAACAGCCTATTACGATCATTAAATAAAGCACAGCACAGAATAAGCCGAATACCACAAGGTGACAAAATATCATATCGAGCGCATCCATCATACATTCCTCATTTTTGTGATGACATTGAATCCGGCTTTCCTGGCTTTGGACACTTCGGCGTTCAGAAGAGTCCCTACGCCATCATAATACTGGCTGCGGACACGATAATATCCATCAAACTTCTCGATCTCAGCCTCGAGACCCTTGTTTTTGACCTCATAGAGCCTCTTTTTGGCGTTGTTCTTGCTGGAGAAAGCACCGTACTGAATATAATAGTTCAGTGTAGCGATGTTCAGATCGTCGATGGGCGTCGTGAACTTGTCATAGAACTCCTTACCGGCTGTTGTACGAGCATTCAGAGCCTTGGT